TACTCCATTTTTAAGTTTAATTGGTGGACTTAGTGGTGGAGAATCCACAACAAGTCCTTCATTCCAATGGCAAGCATACGACTTGAGAGCTGCTGCATCAGATAATGCTGCACTAGAAGGCGCTAACGCACCTACAAGCGAATCAAGAGTTAGAAGTAACTACTACAACGTATGCCAAATCATGCAAGAGAGTATCGAAGTATCATACTCAAAGATGGCTGCTATTGGTGCTTACAGTGGAGAAAATATAGCTGGAGAGAATCCAGTAACAAACGAAATGGATTTTCAAGTCGAGCAAATGCTAAAGCAAATTGCTAGAGATGCAGAAAAATCATTCTTAGAGGGTGCATTTAACGACCCATCAGATAACACTACTGCGAGAAAAACTCAAGGTATTGCTAATGCTGCTGGTAATAGCGTTGATGCAGCTGATGGCGTATTAACAGAAGATATGGTATTAGACCTTATGCAAGCAGTATGGGAAGATGGCGGAATCCAAGTTTCTGAAACTGCAACACTTATGGCTAATGCAAACGTTAAAAGACAGTTAACAAAGATTTTTGTTACTGACAAGAACTATCGTGAAGAATCACGTAATGTTGCTGGCGTTAACGTTACAACAATAGAAACTGATTTTGGTAAAGTGAACGTTCTTTTGAACAGACACGTAAACACACAACAGTTATATGTTGTATCTGCTGAATTGTGCGTACCAGTATTTATGAACATCCCAGATAAAGGATTCTTATTCGTAGAACCACTTGCAAAAGAAGGTGCTGCTGAAAAGTTCCAAATCTATGGAGAAGTTGGACTTAAGTATGGTAATCCAAATGCACATGGAAAAATTGTTAATATTGCTGCAATCTAAGTAGTAATAGTTTCATAAGATAAGACCCACTTTTTGGTGGGTCTTTTCTTTTTCTATGTTAAAATTCGGTCATGGATTTTATAGATAAAGATGGTGTAGTTCACAAAGGTTATCCACCGCAGCAAGCAGAACGCAGGGGATGGAAACCAGTCGATGACAAAGCTAAAGTCAAAGAAAAAGTGAAAGTATCATCTAAGAAAGTAGAAGAAGAAGAATAATGTCATGGTACATGCTAAACGATGAACCTATTTTTTTTGAAAATGATTCTTTAATTGATAAAGAAATGAGAAAAAAAATACAAGCAATCGAAGCACCAGATGTAGCTGGTGGTGCATGGAAAACCAAGACAGGTAAAAGAAGAGTAGCGGCAGTAAAACCAAAAGTATTAGAAGAAGAGTAAAATGGCAAACAACGTTTATTTAAGACCGAGTTATTGCACAACTTCTGAATATGAAACCGCAACAGGAAGAACTGCGAGTTCTGATTCAGTTACTGATGCAAAACTTAAATTAGCATCCGACATTATTGATTATCACGTTAATGTAGCATTTAAAATAGATTCATCTGGTAATCCAACAAACAGTGATGTACACGACATATTAAGAGATTCAACTGCATTTCAGATGGAATATATGGTCGAATTAGGGTTAGAAGATTTTGATAAATTAGAATTAACTGGCAGCGTTCAATTAGGTGCGTTAAATCTGGACAAATATCCAGACATACTTGCACCTAGAGCAAAAAGAATATTAGTTAATTATGGTTTTTATGGACACACCGCAGCAGTCTTTTACAATTACGATGACAGTTTACCTAAAGCTATAACTGATGACCAAGTACACGAGTAATGGGTATCATAAGTCCGCTGCTGCAACATGAAGCAACAAGAAGTTCGCTACAAGGTATGTCCGCTTATGGAGAAGTGTTTGACACATCTGAAACTATTAGATGCAGAATAGAACCAAGCAGCAAGAGAGTAAGCACAGAAGAAGCTAACGAAACTTTAGCATCAGCAAAGTTATATGCAGAAAAAGACCAAGCACTTGAAGTTGGCGATAAAATATCTTTTGATTCAATTACATATTTTGTATTACAAGTTAACAAGATATATGGTCTAAGTAACATTTCACATATCGAAGCTGATTTAGGAGTTGATACAACAAGTGGCTAAATATTACAACTTTGACTGGCATGGGAATAATGTAAGAAAAAAAATAAATCATAACTCCAGAAAAGGATTAGTTAAAGCATTAGAGTTTATAAAACAAGAATCAGTAAAGATAGTTCCTAAAGATACTGGTCTATTAGAGAAATCTGCGAGCATAGCATTCAACAGACAAGACACTGGCGGTCAACATGAAGGCGCAGTTTTTTATGACACACCTTACGCTATAAGACAACACGAAGAATTAAATTTTAGACATGCTGAAGGAAGAACCGCAAAGTATTTAGAGCTGCCATTTCAACAAAACCAAATGAAAGCGTTACAGATAATACAAAAAGAAATAAGAAAAGGAAATAAATAATGTTAGCTTCAGAAGTAGCAGAATGGATAGGTACAAATATTACTAATTGCAGCTTCGATTCAACTGGAGTTACTGGTAATGTTTTTATTTCTACTATGCCATCAAGTCCAGATACAGTTGTAATGGTAAGTGAGTATGGCGGTATTGTAGATGACAAAAATCCATTCTCCGATATAAATGTTCAAGCTAGAGTACGTGGTACAAAAGACCCAAGAGTAAGTTATAACATCGCAAAAGAAATATTCGATGAATTGCAAGGACTTACAAATACTACGCTAATATCTAGTGGTAGTAGTGTCATAAAGGTTGTTGCACAAAACACACCGATAGATATTGGTCGTGATGACAATGGCAGACACGAATGGACAGTCAATTTTAATATTGAAGTCCGAGATATAGGAACTAACAGAAGTTAGTTAAAAAGGAGATAAGGAAAGATGGCTAACGCTAAAGTAGCAGCTAAAACTGCAACATGGGAAGTATCACAAGATGGTGGTTCAAGTTTTAACACCATTAATGGTATTACCGACTTTTCTATGTCTAACAGTCCGACAGATGCTGATGTTACCGATTTTGGTAGTGGAGTTAATACAGAGCATAAAGTAATTAGAAGAGCTATTGAGTTCACACTTAATGGATTCTGGCTAGAGGATGATTCAACAGGCGATATAGATACTGGACAAGAAGTTATCTATGATGCAGGTAAATCTGATACACCTTATGTTTATAAACTTACAACTAATGGTGGTTCAACAATTCAGTTCACAGGTACTGCGGTATTTACACTTGCAGGCGATGTCAACAATGTTATGACATGGAGTGCAACAATAAGAGCAACAGGCGCAGTTACATATACTGATGCCTAATCTTATTTAGAAGAAAGGTATAAATTATGAGCGGAAATTTTATAGACTTCGATGCTGCGTGGGAAGAGCAACAGGAAGAACCCATAGTTGTTAAGATACGTGGTAAAAAGTACGAACTACCAGCTTCGGTATCAGCTGCGTTCATGTTAGAAATAACAAAAATTACTTCAGATAAAGGAGTGAATGAATCTTTGAATGCAGCTGATATAGGCGCACTAATAAATGCGTTGTTCGGTAAAGCAGTAGTAGAGGACTGGCTGGAAGATGGAATGTCTTTACCGCAACTAAATGATGTACTATCACACATGTTGAGAGTATATAACTTAGATGGGAGTGCAAGT